CCGCAACCGCATCGCCCAGATCACCGGGCTGGAAAGCCTGCGCGACCGGGAGCCGTGGAAATGAACCGGGCCGAGATTTTGGACACCGCCAAAGAGTACGTCACCAAGGATCGTGACGCCACGCACGGGGACGCGGAGAGCAACTTCAAACACATCTCTGAGTATTGGAGTGTGTATCTTGGCGTGACTGTTAATCCCCATGACGTGGCCGTGATGATGACCTTGTTGAAGATCGCGCGCATCGACTCTAACCCCGGCAACGCGGACAACTGGATCGACGGCTGCGGCTATCTGGCCTGCGGCGGCGAGATTGCGGTGGCATCCTGATGGCCCTCTACATCGGCATCGACCCCGGCAAGACCGGAGCCATCGCCGTCATGGACGGTGACGACATGAGCGTGCGCGTCTTCGACATGCCCGCCACCATCGAAGAAAAGCGCGCGATCCTGTCCGAGATCGGTGCAGTACGATGCGCGTGGGTGGAGAAACCGTTTTTCCCGCGAATGATCGGAACGGCCAACGTAGCCCGCATCGCGCAGGCTTTCGGCGAATTGAAGGCCTGCCTGTTCTTCGCGGGCATCCCGACGAATGAAGTTCCGCCAGCCGCGTGGAAGAAGCACTTCGGCCTCTCGACCGACAAGGACGCATCCCGAGCTTACGCATCAAGCGTCTTCCCGGATCAGGCGCACCTGTGGGCGCGCAAGAAAGACGACGGGAGGGCCGAGGCAGCCCTGATCGCGTATTATGGGTGGAGGAAGAAATGACGGGAGACGAACTGAGGGCTTTGATCGCCAAACTTGAGGCGACGCACGGATCGGACGTGGACTTTTATGCTGGCCGGATTTGGGCGATGCGTGATCGCTTCATCCTTGGCCGCATTTTAAACAACGAAATCCGCTACCCCAAGCAGCCCAAAACGGACAAAAAGGAAAGCCTGAAAAAGAACGCAGAGGCGCGCAGGGTCACGATGTATGAGATGCTTCAGAGCGGCTTGAAGCGAAAGGACATCGCGGCAAAGTTTGGCATTTCAGTTTCGCGCGCTAGCCAAATGATACTGGGACATGAACGGATGTTAAAACGGAAACAAAGGATGGAAAACGAACAATGAGAACCGACCTGACCAACAAGGAATACCACGCCCACCCGGCGATCTCGTCCTCGGACGTCAAGGCGGTCCACACTAAGTCGCTGGCCCACTGGAAGGGCAAGGTCCGCAAGGAAACCTCGGCCTTCGCGCTGGGCAGCGCCGTCCACGCCCTCGTGCTGGAGCCGGAAAAGAACTTGGTCGTGCGTGGCCCCGAAGACCGCCGAGGCAACAAGTGGAAGGAGGCCAGCTTCGCCGCCGACATTGAGGGCCAAATCCTGCTGCCCGAGGGCGAGTTCGACTTGGCAGCCCGCATCGCCGATGCCGCGAAGGCTCACCCTGTCGTCGAACAGTATCTCGGTGATCCGACATTCGTGGCCGAGGCCAGTTTCTTCGGCATTGATCCGGCCACCGGCGTCGAGATCAAATGCCGCCCCGACGGCTACCTGCCGGACTATGGCATTGTGTTCGATCTGAAAACCACCACAGACGCCAGCCCAGACGGCTTCCCGCGCGAGGTTCGCAAGTACGCATACGACGTGCAGGCTGCCTTCTACCTGCGCGCACTGCGTGCCGCTGGCTACAAGGCCGACAGCTTCATGTTCATCGCGGTCGAAAAAGAGGCACCCTTTTCTGTCGGTGTCCACGCCCTCACCGATCGGTATCTGGAGCATGCCGACATGATCGTGACCCAGACGCTGCAAAAGATCAGCAACGCCATCGCCGTTTCGGACTTCACAACAGGATGGCCCCTGATTAACCATATCGATCTGCCGCGCTGGCAGGTTGAGACCCCCGACGACGACATCTTCACTGATGCCGTCGATTTCTGAGACCACAGCCAAAGAGGAGCAAACCATGGCTAACAACAACGAAGACTTCCTGAAGGTTCTCGCGACCAACGTGACGATCCAATACCCCCGCCTCAACACGACCTACCGCTACAACCCGCAGAAAAAGGTGTCTGAACCCTGCGCGGCGACCGCATCCAACGCGGCATGGTCTTTGACCTTCGAGATGACCAAGGAGCAGGCCAAGCCTCTCTATGAGCAGCTGCGCGCTCACTATGATGCCAGCAAGGCACGCAACACGTCGCTGCCCGCGTTCGGCAAGGTCTTTGGCATGAAGAAGGTGAAGGACGAACACGGGAACGAGACCGGCATGATCCAGTTCGCCACGAAGCGCAACGCGGTCAGGGGCGACGGCACCATGAGCAAGCCGCCGATGGTCATTGACGGGCAGAAGCAGCCGATCGCTGACCTGAACTTCTGGGGCGGCACCAAGGGCGTCGTGCGCGCCTACGCCTGCGCGGTGGTAGACCCCGAGGGAGTGGGAGGGATTTCACTGCTCTTAGACGCTGTCCAGCTCACAGAACCGCCGCGTTACGGCGACGGCGGCCTTGACGACTTCGAGACCTATGAGAACAAGTCGGACCCGTTCGGCGAGGAGAAGAAGCCCTTGGCCGAGCAGAAGCGCAAGGAACTTACGCAGGAACTGGACGACGAGGTTCCGTTTTGAAATAGAAGAACCCCGGCGTGAGACCAACGCGCCGGGGTTCAGGCAAATGCAGGCGGAACAGGCGAGGAGCAAGTTCCATGTGTCAGAGCAACCAAACACAAGGAAAACTATAATGCAGTCTATATCTGGTGGCAAGTGTCGTGGTGCCCACAATGTCTGACATTCGCTTCCTGACCGCCCCCGGCTCTCGCTTCACCCTCATCGACAAGCCCGGCCAGAGTTACCCCGGCATCTCTTGGGGCGAGATCGCCCGCCTCGTGGCCACTCCGCAGGCCAAGGAGAAGCAGGACGCCGCCTTTTTCATTCCCTCGACCTACCGCGAGCATGACGGTCGCTCCCACGACGCACAGCGCGAGCGTGGTGAGTTCCGCATGCTGGCGCTCGACATCGACCGGGGCAACCCTAGCCTCGACGACGTTCTGACCGCTGTGGAAGCCGTCTGCGGGCCCGTGAGCCTGCTTGCCTACTCATCCTCGGGGGCCACACCAGAAAACCGCAAGTGGCGCGTCCTGATCCCTCTGGCGAACACCCTGACCGGCTCCGGATATGAGCTCGCCCAGACGGCTCTCTTCGACCTTCTGCACGCCCAAGGCATTCACCCCGACGGCGCGCTGGCACGCTGCGGGCAGCCGATCTACCTGCCCAACGTGCCGCTGGCCAAACGCAACCCGGACCTGAGCCCGATCTTCTACGTGATGCGCGTGATCCGGGCCAAGACGCTGCGGATTGATGACAGCAGCGCCATCAAGCAAGAGATCGATCGGCGCGTGGAGCAGCACAGGCTGGCCGCCGAGCAGGCGCAGATCGCCAGCCGAGAGCGTGAACGCCAGCGGGCCGAGCGTCGGCAGAAGTTTCCAGATCAGGTCAGCCCGGTCGACGCCTTCAACGCTGACCACACCATCGAAGACCTCTTGCTGCGTTACCAGTACGAGCGGCACGGATCGTCCCCGCATTATCGTTCCCGCTACCAGACCAGCCCCAGTTACGCGACCATCAACTTCGGCACGCACTGGGTCAGCATGTCAGGATCGGACGCGGCAGCTGGCGTCGGCAGGCCGAAGTCGCTGGGTGAGCATTCATACTGCTGGGGCGATGCATGGGATTTGTGGGTCCACTACGAGCATACGGGCGACTTCGACGCCGCCGTGCGCGCCTACGGTGCCGAGATCAGGGGCACGAACGCGGAGATCGACATCCCGCAGAACGGCATGGATGACTTTGATTACATAGCGCCGACCCAGAGCGCACCGGAGCGCAAGCCAGAGCCACCTGCCAGCGCCGAGACGGATGACATAGACCTTGACGACTTCGACACCCCGGACGCCCCCGAGAGCGCGCCGGATTGGCCCACCCTGTACGATATGTTCGACGAGGCCAGCATCGAGCCGCGCCGCTGGATATACGCCAGCCACTATCTGCGGTCCTTCGTCAGCGTGCTGGCATCGGCTGGCGGCATCGGGAAGACATCTCTCCAGATCGTGGAAGCCCTCGCCATCGTGACGGGCCGCCCGCTCCTCGGCGAGGAGGTGAAGGAACGCACCAACGTCTGGCTGGTCAACCTTGAAGACCCCTTAGAGGAAATGCAGCGCCGCGTCCTTGCTGCGATGCGGCATTATGGGATCAAGCCCGAGGACGTGCGCGGGCGCCTGTTTGTCAACGCAGGCCGAGACTTTAGCCTCAAGTTCGGCATCCAGACCCGAGACGGCGTGCTGCCCAACAAGAAGCTGGTGGAGTACCTCTGCAAGAAGATACCCGAGAAACAGATCGGCTGCGTCTTCATCGACCCATTCGTTAATGCCCACGCCATTCAAGAGAATGATAACATGGCAGTAAACGCGATTGTGTCGGAAATAAGGCGCGTGGCTGACGAGACAAAATGCGCTATCGGGCTCGTTCACCACATTCGCAAGGGCAATGGCAGCGATGATGCCAGCATCGACAGCGTGCGTGGCGCGGGCAGCCTGATCGGGGCGGCCAGAGCGGCGCGGGTGGTCAACCGCATGTCAGCGGACGACGCCGTGAAGCTGGGGGTCGATGAAGACGAGGCGAGGTCGGTCTTCCATGTTCATGATGGAAAGGCAAACCTCGCCCCGCCAGCAGCCGCTGCTCTTTATCGCAAGATGATCGGAGTGAAGCTAGACAACGGCGAGTGGGTCGGCGTCTGCACGCCCTACAAGCTGCCGGATGCCTTTGACGGTATCAGCGCCAAGGACGCAAGGAACATCCAGAGGATCGTGGCAAACGCCGTCGAGGAGGGCGATGCGTATCGTGAGAGCGTGCAGTCCAAGCGGTGGGTGGGTGTCGCCGTGGCCGACATGATCGGCATCGACATCAGCGACAAGGCAGGCAAGGCCAAGGTCGCGTCCATCGTCAAGACGTGGATCAAGACCAACGTGCTGGCCGTCGAGAGGATCACCGACCCGAGGCAGGCCAGAGAGGTGGCCGTCATCGTGCAGGGCGACTGGATCAGCCACGACGAGGTGTGAGCGAAAATAATTTCGCAAACGTCAACTTTCTTGTTGCATCGTACGGAGCAGGCTTTATAAGTGGTCCTACGAACTAGCAAACAAGGAGACGACCAGATGACCATCGCCCTGATCAAACTGACTTCCTATGAAAACCGCGTGATCCAGTTTTGGAAAGAGAACGTCAACGCCGCATCAGTTACCCATCTTGATGTCCTGATCGACAGCTACAACGAGCATGCCGTTGAGGCGGGTCCGAATGGGCAGTTCTGCGAGTATACCCGCGAAATGCTCGCACCGCTGAAGGCCGAGATCGACGACCGCCTCGAAACCATTCTTGAGCGTTACGCAGATTGGGCCAGCGACTGACCTTCCGGTGACCAGCCCTGCGGGGCTGGCATCCCGAAGGCCAAAACACCAACAAGGAGCAACCACCATGACCAACTACCAGACCCCGACCGCCGAGACCTACGAGAACCTCGACAAGGCCTTCAACCACTTCAACGCGGAACTCTTCGACCACCGCCTGCCGTCGGTTCTCTTCACCCTGACCCGCAAGCGCAAGGCACACGGCTACTTCTGGGCCGAGCAGTTTAAGCACCGCGAAGACAGCGATCCCACCCACGAGATCGCCCTCAATCCCGACACCATGGACCGCACTCTGGACGCCGTCCTGTCGACCCTCGTTCACGAGATGACGCACCTTGAGCAGCAGGAATACGGCACCCCCGGAAGCAAGGGCAACCACAACCGGGAGTGGGTAAAGCTTATGGAGCGCGTGGGC